TGCTAACAGAGGCACTCCGTTTCTTGTGATACGAACGCTGCCGTTTGTTGACCACAAAACATGTTTGATGTCAGCAGCAGTAACAGTTTCGGTTGTAGCATTTGCTCTTAAATTATTAAGAGTAATAGTATATGTTCCCGCATCGACTGCACGAACAATCGATGAGCCTCTTAGAGTATTGGTAATTTCAAATGGCATTTTATTTTAGTCCCATTGCTTGACGACGGCGCATTGACATCTTTCTCTTTAACAATGTGCGTCTTAGTTTACTTTTTCTTGTAGTCTTCCAAGAACGTTTTAACAAACGTGCTTTACGTAATCTTACTGTTGCTGGTATACGTTTAATTGTATTACCAGAAATGCGATAACCTTTGATACCTGATTTGCGTACATTTCTTTGTACAACAATTTTACCTTTTTTGTTACGACGAATGCGACGGCGTACTTTTGTAATACGACCCATCTTTTGAATGTTTGGATTGCGTTTCTTAGCCGCTTCTTCCAATACTTCTTCGTCTACTTCAATCTCTTCATACATCGCATCAACGACATATGGCTTTGCTTCTTCTAGTCTTACAGAAGCAATATCGTCTAAACGTGCAAAGATTAACTCTTTGGCTTCGTCTAGCTTATTCTGTAGAATTAGTTCTACAAAATTCATAGAGTTTTCCAAACGTTGCTACAGACTCAGTTAATTGTTGCCAGAAATATTCTTTACTGTCTTCTTCTAACTGACCGTATGTGTTTATAATTTGTTGTTTTGTTTCTTCGTTCAGATTAATTACATTACCATCATTGAGTAATAACTCTTCTGCTTCTACCAATTCTTTGATATATTCTTCTGCTTGAATTGGTGCATCCATAGGCATACCATATGGCACACTAAACACACGCTTTAACTTATCACTCCAATACAGAGCAATACGTGTGCCGTCTGGATATAATCTTACTGCTTTACGCTTGATTACTAATACTATCGGAGGGTCTGGCACTAATGGTGTGTCCATACGTGCTTCATCAAGTTCTACTTCTTCACGAACTACTTGTCTTGCTTTACCATAAATCTGTTTACTTGAAACTAAATCTACCATGCGATTGAAAAGATTACGCATAATCTCACGGTCAGCATTGTTAAACTGTGGTCGTTCTTCACCCATCTTATCTAAGATTTTGTGAATACGTGCCAACTGTGCTTTGTTTGCCAACCCTGCACGAACAAGCGCATCAAACTTAGAGTAGTCTGATTTCTCTTCTTCTACAATAGATTTAAATTCCAGTAAAGACTTCATTCTTGCTCTACGGTTTCTTCATCGCTGGTAACTTCTTCGTCGCCTTGCTCTTTCCCGCCAAATAAAGTAGAAGCGATTTCTTGCTTACGGCCTTGCAGCGCATCGAACGCTTTTGCGGATAAAACATTTTCTATACCTTCTTTTGCCGCTGCGCTATCACCAGCGGCAATGTTGTTAATGATGTCTTGTAATTCCATAATAACCCCTTTTATCTGCGTCTATTATTTATACTGACCACTGACTTGTTTACCTCGTCATCAAGACCGGGTGTCAATGTCTCTTCTGTTTCTTCAGTATTTTCAATTGTATTGTCTTCTGGTTCTGCTTGTGGTGCAGCACCTTGTGGCGGTCCACCCAACACAGGACCTTGCATGTCATCTGGCAACGTGTCTTTCTCTTTTTGTATTTCTGCTTGCATTGCCTCAATCTCTTCGTCTGTCATCATGAGAACTTTGTTCATTACATAATTATTGGAGAAGTAACGACCAACAAATGGGTCAACTTGACTTACCATTTGCAATCTGTTTTGCAACAGTTCTGCTTCACGGAGTTCAGTAAAGTTATTGTCTTTACGGAAGTCGTAGTAAATATCTTCTTTGAATTTATCCCACTCTTCACGTGTACAAATACCTTTGAGTACCAATTGTACTTTCAGTGCTTCATCAAAGATTTGTGAGAACTTGTTACGCAGACGTACAACAAACTTGGCAAACTTTAGTTCATCACGTGTAACTTCTTGTGAACGACCAAGACCCGCTAAACCACCTTCTTGTGATTCAAGTCTTGAATATGGTACGTTTAGAGATTGTAAAAGTTTCTTTTGAAAATATTTTACGTCTTCCAGTTCACCTAAGTTTTGACCAGCAGGCAGTGTGGTAATCTCTGTACCTTTGCCACCTTCACGGCGTGGCAGCCAGAAATCTTCAAGCATCGACATATGTTTACGTTCATCACGGATCTCACCTGTATTGGCATCATAGACCAACTTGTTACGGTACTTGATCATGATGTCACGCAGATATTGCTCTGCTTTACCACGTGGTAAATTACCCACATCGATGTAGAATATGCGGCGTTCTGGCGCTCTTGAAATACGGTAGATAACAATCGCATCTTCAATCATTCTAAGTTGATTGAGTGGCTTGATTGCTTTGTGCAGATACGAAATAACAAATGTATTTTTGGCATCCATTAGACCAGAGTTCACATTGATGATTGCATCGGGTGCAATACGAATGCCTTGACCTACATTTGATGTGAATGTTTGAGTTGTTGTGCCACGATCATTGTAGACATAGTATTCAGCAACCGATACAACAACCATTGCGCCTGTTTTAGGGTCACGGTCTTTTTTAATCTCACGCACTTTACGAATCTTGCGTGGATCAATGTATCTAAGTTCTTGAATACCTTCTTTTGGATTTTTGTCGTTGACTACAATATGATAAAATACACGACCGTCAATGTACCAACGTTTGAAAACATCATCGGCCAAATTACTAAAGTTCAACATCTTTAATACTGTGTTGAACTCTTCGATAATTTTTTTCTTGATTGTTTCTGGTTGTTTTAGATTGTCTAGAACAATGTCAACCACTTTACCCTGATCGTCGTGTGTAATGGCTTCATTGACGATTTCATCAATTGCCATTTGACATTCGGGGTGATTTGACATCTCACGATATCGTGTGATAAGTTCTATTTCGTTTCGAACAGAACCTTCAAGGTCAACATAGGTACCGTAATACGCATTTTGCGTAACGGTAACTGCACCATCATCTACGGTTGCGGAAGGCAGCGCAAAGGATGCCTGTTCGGGCTTCTCAGCCTTGACGACATCCTTCGAGCCTATTGTAAAGCCGAAAAGTTTAATTGCCATTAAAAATCATCCTATATTAAAAAGTAGGGCGGCTGCCCTACTCTTAGACCACACCATCTGCAACTGCTTCCCACCACTGGTAGGTAAGTGTTACAGAAAACTCTTCAATCGTATCATTTGAACCCCAATCAACATCAATTGGAGTGATGTCGGAAGGGAACATACCTACAAATTTATATTTTTTAATTGCACCACCCGCTTTACCAAATTGCGTAACTTCACCATCTTGTGTATAACCTAGTGGTGTAGTTGCAACTGGATTGCGAACGTTTAGATTATGACTATTAATGCCATTCATCCAACGCTCGAAAGCATTGCGAATAACAAAATCTTCATCGTTGATGATTGTTACTGTCCAATCAGCAAAAGTACGATTACCAACAAACTTTAATTCACGGCCAAAGTATTGAACTGGCACAACACCCAGAGTTGAACCTGGAAGTTGTGCTGTCTTACACATGAACGTCATTTTTGTTTGTGCGTTTCCTGGAAACGAGAATGCAGGAAACGGCATACTTACCTCAAATAGATTTGGGCGGGCACCGTCACCTGTTAGTTGTGAACGGAACTGATTTACGTTAAATGCCATTTAATTTTCTCCTGTTTCTCTTTTATTTAGACTGAACCTACTACCTCATTAAAACTTACACCTGTGCGTACTGCCACAAAGTTAAGTTGAATGAAGTTAATAGAACGAGCAGGTTTGATATAAATGTCACCAACAAACTCATTACGATCAATAATTTCTGCTGTATTGTTAGTGTCGTCACAGACTACACGGAAGTCGGTGATACCACGACGACCTTGAACATCACGTAGATATGGTTCAACTAGAGCAACGAATGCCGCACGTGTGAACTGATCGTTGAATTCGAACAGAGAGAAACGTGCTGCACGTGCAATTGCTTTTTCAATTGTGATAAACAAACGACGAACATTGATGCGATCAAATGCACTTGGTTTTGCAAGCATTGTTTTATCACCATAAAGAACAGTGCCTTCACCTGGGAACGAAACAACAGGATTAATACCTTTGAGATACATTGTATCACGTTCTGCTTTGGTTGGATTCCATGCAAGTTTAATTACATTCTTGATGACACCACGATTCATACCACCTGGTGAGAACCAAGGATCACGTTCATTATCTGTACGTACACATACACCAGCAATATCACCGTTTAGTGGAATCCAACGATAAACATCATTGTATTTGTCGTACTGATACTTGTAACCAGAATCGATTACTGCATATGAAGATGATGTGAGTGTATCACGGTATGCAGTAACATCAGTTGCTTCATTACCAAAATTATCAACAACGTCTGCTTTTTCTGGCGAAATAAATGCAACACAATCTTTACGGAATTCCGCAATATTGCTAATAACGTGCGTAGCAATCGTGCTGTTACCTGTACCAGTTACAAGTAATGATACATCAACTGCTTCGGCATTTTTAAACAGATCCCATGCAGTTGTAACTTGTGATGAGCCTACTGAACCATCTGCACCATTTGATAGTGAGTATTCTACATTTGCTGTTGTTGTTTTAAATGAAGATGCATTAGCAGTAGAACCCCATGCAGTACCAGAACTTAGATTTGCTGTTGCTGGATGTGCAACCCACCATACGTACTTTGATCTGTTTGAAACAACATTCTTGTAATAGTTGCTGTTACCTGAATCGTCTTTTGCATCGGATGCTTTTGAAACGAATGCGTATTTTTCAAGAACTGTACCTGCTGTACCAGACCACAAACCGTCTTCGTCAACAACAACGATATGAACTTCGTCATTTGCACCACCACGGCTTGCAACATATGCCGATGTTCCGGTGTTTGCATTGAATTGAGAACGATATGGCCATGATGCAAATGTGCCTAAATCGGCCACCGAAACTTTTAATGAGTTACCCAGTGCGCCAGGAAATTTTGCTGCCCAACCACCATATGCGCCATCGGCATATCCGCTGTGATTGTCTGACCAGTCATCTTCGTTTTTGATTACTAAAGCCCCGCCGTTTGCGGTAGCATTGTTAGCACCACCTGGTGTGGCACGAACGATTTTTAGATTGTTACCATATGCTAGGAAGTTCGCTGCGGAGAACCAATATTCATAATTAACGCTATCTGGTTTGCCGAATGTGTCCACTAGTCGAACTTCATCGGAAATAGTTGTTACAACACCACATGGTCCCCAATTAAAAGGTCCT